TCAGCGAGTGGATCATATCCATAGGGCTCTGAGATACGTTGAGCAACTCCTGCGTGGATAGAAAACTTCTTACCGAGTTTAAGTCTATATCTTTGAGAGGCTTCAAAGTATTCGATGTCCGCAAACCCGTCTTCAAGGTATTCAACTTTTGCCATAGCTTTGTCTCCAATGTAGCGAAAAAAGTGGTGCTGGTTGAAGAACTCCCGGCCTTGCTGTCTTTCGTATGTAACTTCTCCAAGAAACTCTATACCATTACGCTTACCTATGTTAGCGTCAGCAGAGTATGATGTTTCTGTTCCGTCATAAAAAGCGTTAGCTCTATTCTCATATCCAAATCTAGCAATCTTACGAACACCCATCGACAAGCTATAGTCAAATGGAGTCGCTATGGTTTCTTGAGTTAACCCGTTGGTAACAGAGTATATCGTTTGATCTGAAACGGAGTTACCTCCGTTAACAGCCGCGTAGAACGTAGAAAACTTAAAAGCTTTCTTCAACTCTTGAGCCTGCAGCGTTATGCAGCTAAATAATAAGGTTAATAATAAACTTAATCGTGATAGTAACATTTTCCTGATTTGTTTTTAGTTTTCATTTTACAACGTTTTCCGTTTTTCTTTATGTGTGAGCATTGAACCTCATCAGTCTGCTGCTCTACCTTTTCGTGTATAGTGCAATAGTTTTGACCCGGTAAAACTTTTCTACCGCATCTCACGCCTTTAGAGGTAATAGCGGCACAAGTAAGTTCTTTTTCTGGCACACCGCTCTCCCTTTCTTCGTCCTGTTCAAGTAGCGCGTCTTCTTCTAATTGACGTTGTTCTTCGCCTTTTTCTACTTCCCTTTCAAGCTTTTTCATCTCTTTCTCCTCTGCCTTTTCTTGCTCCTTTCTTTCTTTTATATCTGTTTTAGCTTGCTCAACATCAGCATCTTTAATACCAATATCCCACTTGTTCCAACCTAATAATAGCGCTGCTCTTTGCCACATTGCCATATTACCATTAATAGCCTCATCTATATTGTTCGCTTTGTTTACAAGTCGTCCAGCAGGTATATTAGTAATAGCCTCTATAACGTTGCCGGCAACACTCCACATGGGATTATCAATACCATAATCCATTTCACTTATAACTTCTTCGTTATATTCGTATGTTTTAACTGCTCCTAGTAATTTTCTATGTTTACTACCAAGAGGTGGAGATAGATTTACGATGTCTTGAGATATTTTGCTATAATCTTGCTGTCCAAAACCTTTTTTTCTTTGAGCGTCCCATTGTAACAAAACGTTTTTGATAGTTGATGCAGCTGCACCATATACTCCTGTGCCTCTTAACAGTGTATCAAGAACACCGTTTGCAACTCTTAACTCTTTCTTTTTAATTTCTTCTTCGTCGTCGCCAAACATCGTCCACATAAGTCCAGATTGTAAAGCTCCGAATATTATGTTCTGCATAACACCGTAGTATATGATCTTAGACACGTTTGCTTTTACGTCACCCCTACCGTTTACAAGATCAAGCGTTGCTTTTTTCATGAGCCTAGTCATTTGCATAGGCGTGTTTTGCCAAGCTAACACTAATCTACCTAGCACTCCAGCTTGTTGCTGCGATATAAAGTCTGGTCGAGAAGACTGCTGTGTTTCTTCTGATTTTTCCTGAAATGACAACCACGCTGCAGCCTCGGCTTCTTGCTGGTTCATACCGCGCTTTATGTTTGCTTTTACTTTGTTTCTATAATATGAAGCGCCACCTAAAGAGATTGCAAAACTATCCGCAAGTTGTGTTGGTGTAAAACCTATTTGAAGCAAATATTGTATAACAGCTTTTGGGCCTTTACCAGTGTTAAACGCGTCTGTAAGCTCTTCCGCGTTAACGTCCATTTGTAATCCAGACCTTCGTTGCTTTAACGTGTCTGAGTTAAATATATAGGCAAAGTCTTTCCAGAATTGCGGAGCGTTTGCGAAAGCAGCAGAGGCTTTAAATATATTGTTATCTTCAAAGTCTATAAAGTTTACGGTTGATATGGTCTGAAGTACAGCGGATCTTGTGTTAAAGAACATGACAGCACCAACAGAACCGTTAATCCAGTCTAGAAAACTATTTACAACCTTATCTTTGCTGCCAGTGGTTCTATTCCTACCAGTCTCCATTCTGTAGAGCATGTTCTCAAGAGCATCTCTATAGTTAGTACCAAATGTAGCCTCAAGCTTATTTAGATTTTCTTCAGAAAATATAGCGTCTCTATTAGCTTGCCACTCAGCTAAAAACTCACCTCTATTTTGAACGTCCACCAAGTCGCGCATATCAGACGCAATAGAACCTAAATCCCAAAACTCTGTAGGTTCCATATAACCTTCTGCCGTCCTAGTAATCTTACTAAGTGTTCCTGCAAAATTAATAAGGCCAGAGTTTGAGTTAACGTGGTTAATTAACTTCGTTTTTGTTGACTTGGCTAAACCTGGTACTTCATAGCCAGCTTTATCAAACAAATAAACCCTTATTGCTTGCTCGACAGAAAAACTAGTTCCAGGTACTTTCTTTTTTAAGCTAGGAGCTTTTTTTCTTAACGCTCTATATTCGCTAGAAATCTTTTGCTTCATAGAGTTGTAGTCTCTAATACCCTTAGCATATGGAGTTATTAGATTTTCTTCTACCCAAGCTAGATCTTGCTCACCCTGTGTTCCTCTGCCTAGTACTTTATACATAAGACCCTTAAAGTCTTCTGCTGATGGTGGTATAAAAAACTCAAACCTACCTTTCTTAGCTCCTCTACGTCTAGCTTCTGCAGCAGAAAAGGTTTTCTTAGCATCAACATCCTTGTTACGCTCAAGCATCTCGTTAAACTCTTTGCTTGCGTCTTTACTAAACATTATACGCGCTTGAACAACTTTCGATTTAATATCTAAAGCGTCAAGAACTTTCTTTACAGCTTCAACGTTAGGCAGCGCGTCGTCTACAAAATACATGTCGTTATAACCTTCAGCGTACTTGCCTAGCATCCACTCAGCTTTAGCAGACCCTTCGCTCTTACCTAAACCTGTTATATTTTCAAACGGTAGGTTTATACCTTTAGTTTTTAACCACTCGTATATTGCTGTAGCGCTTTCCTGTTGTCTTGCCGTAAGCACGAACACGTTATCCGCACCGTACTTTTCTATTTGATTCCTCATCTTCTGAAGAAGAGGGCCTTCAATACCACCTCTAACGTTTACAAAATCAGAAAAATCAAATTGATAACCTTGCGCAGCCATTTTAGGACCTTCTAAAGGCCAATTGCCAGAACTAATTTTAATTACTTCACCCGTGGTTGGATGTGTTGCTGTTATAAAGTTTTCACCCTCAATAATTAATGTCTCATCAAAGTCAAACGTAGACATACCGCGGCGCTCTGTGTTTTCATTGTAAGTTAGCCTAGCGTTTTGCTGCTGTTTTAATTTAGCCGCGTTAGATTTGTCTACTGACTTAGAAAACATAACACCTTCAACAGCTCTATCAATCATAAGGTCGGTATAACCTCTACCTCTACCACCTGACATCACATCTTGGTGCGACTGATCTAAAAACTTTATTCTTTCAAAGTTGGTTGTGTTATTCGCGCCGCCGGCGTCATCCATTACGTCAGCAAGATATTTAGTAACTAAAGCTTGAGAGTGATCTTTAAACACGCTTTGTATCTGCTCGTCTGTGACTTCTTCGCTTTGGAACATTAAATCAACTAGCTCGAGCATTGTGTTACTGTTAGGCGCTAAGTGCTCTCCTTTCCAACCTAGGCTTTCAATAGCTTTCTTTTCAGCTTCCTCGTTAGTTAGCTCTCTAAAATTTTTACCTTTACCAGTACCTTTCTTTTTGTAAAAATTAAAAGCCTCGTTATACAGCGGGTGATCTTTACCAAGCTTGTGGCTTTGACTACCGTCTCTAACTTCAATTAAGTCAAGTCTAGATAAACCACGTAAACCTTTTACTATACCTGTTTGAATTTGTAAAAAGTTTAACGCAGATACCATACTAATTTTACCTGATCTAGCTAAATTAACAATGCTTTTAGATATAGCAACCGCTGCAGCGATGTTAGCCGTGTTAGCCGCGTCTATTTCATCTTGCAAGCCCTCAATCTGCTCTAACTTTGCGTCTCTTGTTTGATCACTTTCTAGTATGCGTATTACCTTTTTAAACAAAGTAGCGCCTTTATTCATAACTCTAACGTCACCGCTGATGTCCTTACTGCTTAAACCCTGTACTTTAGTTTTAGTTTCATTAAGGGCATTATGAAAAGCTCCTTGAGATCCATCTTTTTTTTCAGCAGCTGAATCCATAACTCTGTACACATAACCTAGCACATCATACCCAACAATCTCCATAAACTCTGGACCCAACTCTTTTGCTATAACCTCAGCGTCTCTATGTAGGTTTTGTAGAGCTTTTAGATTTACTCTTAGATTACCTTGAGTTTTAAACGCTTCTTTAATTGCTTCGTCAATTTTTTCATTAAGCTTAACAGCGGTTTTAAATCTAAGACCATCTTCTGTTAAATTGTTACCTCTAAACACTCTTTCAATAGGCCTCCAAGACTCTTCGCTAACGTTGCTATATTCAGAAGACAACTGACCATCTGGGAACACGTGATCGTAGCCGTGAGCTATAGCGTCATCTGCTAGCCTACGCATGTCTGCTTCGCTAGCTTTAGAAAACATAATGCCAGGTTGCCTGTCGATCTGCTTAAGTATAATAGCTATCTCGTTGCCGACTACATCTTGACCACCCATTTCTATAATTTCTAAGAACCTATCTCGCACTTGCTCTCTACCTAACACCTCTGACGTCGCGTCAAACGCTAACTCTTGCCCTATGTATTTAGCTAAGCCATCTTTTCTCGTACCCAATGTTGAAGTCCCCTTCTTGTAACCTAATACTTCTTGCATGTTCTTACCTCTAAAGAACGCCATTATCTTTTCGGTACCTGGGTAGGGTAACTTTTCTATAAAATTAGGACCAGATAAGCGGTTCGTATCTTTAGGCAACAAACCTTGCTCTATTAAAGCGTCAACCTCCGTTGGTTTAGTAATCCTGCGGTTTCGAGTAAATATTCTAAGCTCCTCAGGTATTCTTCTTTCCATTTGAATAAGAGTCTCTTTAGATAGTTGCGCGTACACGGTTTCCATGTACTCCTCTAAAAACGCGTCGTAGCTAGCTCCCTTACCCATCATGTCTTGAATAGGTGTTTTAAGCTCGTTTCTGTAAGCTTCCATTAGCGCTAGCTTAAACTCCTTTGTTCCAACTTTAGGTAATCTACGGCCAAAAGTCTGCACGACCACATCTCTTACAACGTTCATCATGTCTTCATTAAGACCTAGATCTTGCCTAAACTGAGAGTATATAACTTTCTGCTCTTCGTTTAAAGTTATCTCATCTAACCTTGCCATAGCAGAATCTTCTTCTGCTGCGATCTGGAATAACGGTGCTCCTTCAGAAGTTGTCGCGTCTATATTAGCAGCCCACTTTTCTTGTTCAGGTTTTTGTGCCGCGTTCCACACTTCGTTTGCTTTGTTTGCTAATTGTGAATTTATCCAACCGTATAGACTGTCGTTTTGTTGAGGCGTACCCCATAAACCTTTGTTAAAGTTCTTTACGTGAGTTGATAGCTTTGCATATACGTCTGATATGAATGTTTCTATTTCAGCTGAACCTTTTTCATCCTTGAACTTTAACTTAGCCGCAATAAGACCATCTAGCATTTGCTCTGTGATCATTGTTTCTAATGCGTAATTAGCACCTTGAGACTCCCAAGATTCTTGATCCCAACCCATATTACCAAGCTCGTTAACCTCGTCTGTTACATCTTTAGAAAATAATATACCTTTACTAGACATAACGTCAAGAAGCTTTTCAAACGTTTCTTGTGACATGGGCTCAGCATCTCCAGTCTCAACCTCAATCATCGCGCTAAGCTCCTTCCTAAGTTTTTCTTTGTTTTTCTCTACGGTTTCAGACACCATGTCAGCAACAGCTTCTACTTGACCGCCTATTTCTATGGTACCTTCCATAGCTTTTATCATAGAGGCAGATAACTCTCCTTTCTGTATATTCTTGTTAAAGTCTTTTAAGAAGTTGTATACGTCTTTACCAGTCTCAAGCTTTATAGTTATGCCCATTCTGTTAAAGATATGTCTTAATATATCTCCTAGCTTAGTAAACACCGTCTCGTTGTACTGAAGTTCTCCGTTAGCCATGGCGTCTAAAAACAAGGTCATAGCCTCTTCAGCTTGTACTGCAGCGCTCTTTTTGCTGTACGCGGCTAGTCTTTTTCTAAACTCGCTATTTCTAACAGCTCGCGGATCAATGTTATTTACGTACTGCTGAAAAACAGTTCCTAGAGCTAGTTTCATCTCAGCACTTTGCTCTAAAGCCTCGTTAAGGAAGAAGTGTAAAAACTCGTGAGCAGCTACGTTTTCACCTCTTCTATTCAACGCTGCTTCTTGGTTTATTATTATTTCACCTTTTTTATTGCCTTGACCAGGTATAAAATACCCATGGCTTATCTGAGCAGCATCAAGCTCAGCGTTCATAACCTCTTCGTTTACTTCGCTAGGTGGTATCCGCTTACCTGTTTTAGCATCTACATAGCGAACTGTACCGTCTTTAGAAATACCATCAATTTTAATACCAAACATCCTCTGCATGGCAATATTTCTAGCTCCTCGCTGTGTTGTTCTACGTGTTATCTTAACGTTCTTTTTACCAGCTTTTCTTAATGCGGCATTAATTTTTTCTACTTGGCCTAGCGTGTCTTTAAATACTTTTTCTGACTTTTTAGATTCTATCTTAGAAACTATAGGTTTTATTATAGAGTTTTTCTGGTTATTAAGGTTATTTATTTCTGATTGTATGGCCTTTACGGCTTTACTTTTAGATCTTTTTGATTTATTAGACTGCTCTTCCTCTATAAGTTGAGACTGAAGAGCCTCTAGTTTTTTGTCTATGTCATCAAGCTCTTTTCTTTGCTCGGCGCCAAGCTCGTTTTGTATCTCTATTTCCGTAGCGGTTATTTGATCACCTAAAGTTCCTTTTTTGTTTACCTTTATGATGTCCTCATTAATACCGTTTTTCTTTAAATAATCAGCGGCTTGATTGTAAGCAATAAAATCGTTTTGTATCTCAATATCAAGGTCAGCGTTTAGCAAGCCCTTAGACTTCATTGTTTTTAGGTAAGCGTTAGCGTCTTTCCAATTTTTAAACCTAATGTTGTTTACATAATAAGCAGGAGCTTTATTGCCCATTACTTTGTTAGCAATTACAGCTCCACCACTAAACATACCTGCGCCAGCGCCAACAGACAAGGCTACTGTACCTAAGTTCCTCCAGTCTACTCCACCTGTATATTCGCCTGTTAATGGATCAATCTTTGCTAAACCAGCAAACAACGGCGCGTCTCCAGAGATTAGGTTTGACATTGGCATGTTAACAACCTCCTCCATAAACTCACCAACAAAACCGTTCCAACCAGCAGCGTTTTTAGACCAATTAACAAACTGCTCTGATCTAGTAAAACCATATCTTCTTAGCAATCTACCTAACGCTATTCTAGACCAAAACTCATTGTTATTCACAAGGTTTCCTAGCATTCCATCTGGCTTAAACAACTTTGACTTAATGCTACCGCCAAGAGCTGGAAAATACGCGCCTAAGTTTTCTGTAAAAATTTCAGCCCACGTTAAACCGAATCCTTTAGCTAAAGCCTCTCCAAAACCTTCACCTTCTTTTAAGCCAATTTCATCCCCTTCTTTAGTGCCAGCGATATATACGTCTCTTGATAATGTTTGAAGCAGTGGATCTGCGTCTGTAGTAAATGCAAAAAGCATTTCATCTGACATTCGAGAAACAGTGTTCTCAGCAATTCGTATAGGATTAGCTAAAGTTTGAGCAGTTACACCAAGCAACATAGACACTGGTTCAACCATTTTATCGACTAAAGCAGCGCCTCCAGTTGGTTTGCCAAATAGTATTTTAGATCCGTCTTTTGAGACTCTAGCTTTAGAGCTAATGTTTCTAGCGATAGCATTACGCATTGTTTTTTGCGTTGCTGTTTTAACACCGGTAAAAGCTCCTCTCGTTAAAATAAACTCACCGATAAATGGTACAGAGTGCGCCAACATGCTACCAGCATTATAAGACAAAGACAAGTCGCTCACAAGACCTTCAGACTGCTGCTTAATAGCCGCTATTTGTAGTAAGTTTTCTTCGCCTTGAGTTAACGTTTGACCTTTTTGCAGTTTATCTTGAACCTGGTTGACTTGTAGCTGAAAGTTCATACTAAAGCTACCCGATAAACCTGGGATGTATTCAAACCAATTATGGCTAGTAAACCCAGCCCAAAATCCTGTATCCTCGTATTTTTCTGGATTTGACAAAACGTCGTTAGCCCAAGTAATGGCTTGAATAGCCATTGTGCGTTTTTCAATTTCGGTTGCCGCTGGATCAAACGTAGCTGTTATATTGTATAAAAACGGATTTGGAGATTCAGACCTTAAGTCTGGGCCAAAAATCTCTGGGTTATTACGTATAAGTTCTATTTGCTCAGATGCCTTATCACGATCTATTTCTGCTGAGCGTAATATTTCTTCAGCAACCCCTTTTAAATAAAATTGAGTTATCTGCCCATCTCTTACGCTAAGTTGATCGTAAAAGTAGGCAAAAAACTCATCTTTCATATCCGACTCTTGCGCACTAGATATGTTGTTTTTTCTTACGTAATCGTTAAAAGCGGCATTAAGAAGTTTAACTTTATCTGGAGCCGCTAAGTCCATAAAGTTGTAGTTAGTCTGAAGCCAGTTACTCATATTGTCTAAGTCACCCTCTTCCCAAGCGCTGTACTCAAATTTAAAATTGGTTAAGTATTTTTCTTCTAAATCTTTACTTATAACCTCCCATTGAGCGTTTAAATCTTTTTCCCAAGCTTTGTACTCTTCGCTTAATTTAATTTTTTTATTTATCTCCGTTGATATAATTTTGTTTAAATCAGCGAAATGAGCTTCTTGCGCTCTCTTTAAGCTCACCTTCAGCATATCCTCCCACTCCTCCATCTCGTCTTGAGTAGGTTCAAGCCCTTCAAACTCTAATGCAAAGTCGTCTCTAAATTTTTCTATTATTTCATCTTGAATAACTTTAAACGACTCTGTAAGCTCAGCTATTTCTTGACCATACGCAACTTTCATATCTGGTAGATATTGTTCTGTAAGAGCAAGTTGTATTTTTTCTAAGCTTTTTTGACTTTCTACTTGCAAGTTAGCTTGAGCTTCAGCGGCAACAATTTGAAAACCTTCAAGAGCTTCGGTGTTTTTAAAGTTCTCGTAATCCGTTATTGTGTAATTATCTGGATTATCTACATTAAAATCCTCGGCATATCTATCGCCCTCAGGCAGCATACCAGTTTCATCTATAGATATGTAAGCCTCAGACCCAGCTGTGTCATATGAAAAATGCGTTGATAAAACATCTGTGCCAGGTAACCCAACGTAAGTACCAAAAACATCTCGCTTTCTTATATCTTCAACTAAAAGCTTCGTCTCATACAGAGTGTATAACTCGGCATATAGTTCTGGGTTTTGAGCCTTTTCTACATTACCTATCCAGTAATGAGTGGTTGTCGTACTTTGAGTTTGAAACTTACTCGCTTTCGGATTCCATGCTTCAGTAGTAGTAGTTGTGTAAGGTTTTAAGGCGGCCCAAAATTCCTCTTCGCTATTTATTTCAGTGTTTGTCCAATTGACATTACCCTTGTGTTTTTCAATAAGCGAATAAACACCAGCTTCTTTTAGCCAGTCCGGAAGAAGCTCGTTAGATTCTATAGCGTCTGGCGATGCTACACTCTCATTAGTTATTACAACGGGTTGTTTATAACCTCCTTCGACCTCAGCCGCGACGTTTTGAAAAGTTTCTGAATACTCAGCGTATGGATCTTCTTCAGTTATATTTGTTTCAGTCGTAGTTTCAACTGGATCGTCCCAAGGTTCAGGTACTACTACATCACCCGCAGGATCGTCTGTAGAAACATCGTTAACCTCTGTTTTATCTTTGTCTAACTCTGGAAGCCAGTCTACTACTAGCCAATCTGGTATTAAATTAGATGTAGACTTTATACCGTTACTTTGTGTGTTATATTTTTGTGAATCCGAAGAAGTATCTTCCGAAGACAAACCCAAATCTAAATTCTCGCCCTGCGTGTTTATTACAGGGCTCGAGAACTTTCCCACGCCGGGGATTTGTACGTTTGTGGCGTCTGACCTTGCTTGCGTGTCAAACGTTGGTGGAGGAGGAATAGCGCTTTCATCTTGCTCCACCATAATAAATTCCGCGTTAGGATGCTTTTCTAAAAAAGCTGCTTCTTTATCTGAAGCTACTCTTACTTTTCTACCCGTGCTAAGTCGATAGATCTTGCTAGTTTCTGACATTACTGTTTCGTTAGTTACCCGTTAATATATGTTGTGTCTTGTTTTATAAGTAAGTAAACAAAGGAGAGGTGTCTATCTCCTCTTCTCCGTATTGACCTATGCCACCGCCTGGGCGGTAAGTGTTGTTTGTTCCAAGTATAAACTGATCTTTAGTCCAAGTAAAATAATACTCTTCGACAATTTTATCTACAGCTTTTCTTACTTGGTCAGACATCTTGTTGTCGCCGCCTACCTTGTAAGCTGCAATAGTGTTTATCATATTTATTATCTCCGCTTCTGTATCTACGCCAGGATCTCCTTCACCTTCTATTCCAAAGACGTATTCATTTCCATCAACCATGCCTCCTTCTCCATCAGGAACCTGTACTTTTAATTCTGCAAGAGCGTTGTCTAGCTTTATATCATCAGTTCCATCCTTAAGCTCAGCTAAAAGTGCTTCTTGTAGATTTTCTACCAAAGAACGATTGCCAACCACAGGGTCTACTATCATAGATCTAATCTGATGAGGTTTTTTGTCTTTTAATAAAGTTTGCACATCTTGACGTAAGAGCGTTTCGTTTAGCTCTTCTCTTGCGTCATAACGAACAATTTCGTCTGGCTTATCATCTTCAATTCTTAACCTTCCTGGGTCGCTTCTATACCAGCTCTCTCCCTTGTCTCTATACGTACTTGCTAAATCAAGAAGCTCGCCTTTAGTTCCCACGTCTTCTAAAGATGTATTTAAATGGGTTTTAATATCTTCAGCTGAAACCCAATTGTAAACATCGACCGTTTCTTGACCAATAACTTGACCAAACATCTCGTTACGTATCATAAAGTTTGCTTCGCCATCTGCACCAACTACTACCTCACCTGTATTAGGTATAAACTCGCGATCGTCAACAACGTCTTGTATTACCTGGGTTTTGTTAATAAGACCATATCTTAACTCCGTTTGCTTCCAATCACCATCTAGTATGGATTCTTTGTTTTCCTCTAGCCACTTCGCGTCTTCAGGGTTTCCGCTTACAATAACTTTTGTCTCTCCTAAACTGTTAGTAAATGTGTACCTTGCGGAAAGCACTGGATTTACCCACTGCTCCATAAAATCACCTGCAACAACACTGTTGCTTAAAACCGCTCCCTCGTACTCTTCGCTGTTTAATATTTTATCGTGTAGCTTTAACGTTTCTGATATAGACGCTGAGTCTTGCTGTGCCTGCTGATTTTGTATTTGCAAAGAAGCGGCCTCTTTTTTATTGTCAGATATAGTTGTGTATATATCTGCCTGAAAGTCCATATCGTCCACAACAATACCATACGAATCTTGAAGAGGACCCTGTATGTTTTTATTTTGTGCGTTAATTAGTCTAGCATACTCCGTGTCGGTTTTTAGCTTTTGTTCTCTTTTCTTTTCAGCTATAGCAGTAATACTTTTTGCTGTAATTTTACCTATGTTTTTACCGAACTCTATCCAAGCTTCCGCGGGGTTTACCTGCGGTGCTGCGTAAGCGTTAAACGCTCCTTGTACTAATGCTGCATCTGCTCCCATTTTTATCCGTATTTATTTATCCTAATGAACTTGCGCTTCCAGCTATAGACACACCTGCTTCTGCTACTCCAGCTAAAGCGGCTTGTTGCGCCGCGGCTGCGTTTTGAGCAGTTTGTCTATGCCCAGCAACCTCTCCCTGCGCCATACCAAGTAAAGTCGCCGCTTGGTCTCTTTCCCAGTTTCTAGACATTACCTCGCCCTGTCTTTCCATATTTTGGATAGCAGCTTCTTGTTGGGCGGCTAATCTTTGGTTAGCGGCTTCTTGTTGACCAATACTAGCTGACGCTTGTTGAGCGGCTAACGTACCTTGATTAGCCATAGCTTGAGCTAACGCTGCAACGCCTGAACCACCAGCAGCACCCTTAAGTCCTTCTAATATATTAGCTTGCTGTTGTTGAACTTGTTCTTTTTGAAACTGTGCTTGCTGTTGATTAATAGTTAAATCCTCCATGGTGTTTTCCATGTTTAAGTATGGATTAGACGTATCTAATTGAGAGTATATCTCTTTTTGGCGATCCATTTCCTCTTTAGCTTGACGTTCTTTTTCTTCCGCTTCTTTTCGTTGTTGACTAGCCGATACAGCTCCGGCTGTACCTCCTGCCGCTGCTAAAACGCCACCAACTATTAAAGCTGTACCTACTGCAAAACTCATGTTATTTTAATTCTAATTGTTTTAATGACTCTAGTATATCACAGTCTGGAGGTAAATCGCTATAAGACTTGCAAGTAACCTCATCTTCGACTTCTTCAATACTTGTGTTTTCTGTTGAATGCACGGTTATAAAAACGCACTCTTCATGGGTATATATAACTCTTTTAGTACCAGGTTTTGTAATACCCTGATGCGGAGCCTTAATGTATTCTATACCATTTTCAGTTAATATAGACATACTACCACTCATAAGAAAAAACGGATGCTCTTTTTTATGGATCTTAGTAACAATCAGCTCGTTAGCTGGGTTAAATATCTCCCTAATGTAGCACCCGCCTGCAAACGTGTGTTTTACTGGGTTGGCTTCGTTCATTTCTTCCTTACTCATGCCTACCTCTAAAACTTGAGACTCTAAAGTAGTTATATTTTCTCTAAACTGCTTTCTTTTTCTTATTTCTTCGCCTATCTCCCAAGCTTCGTCAAAGTCAAAAGAGTGCTTTATACCCCATTGCTCTGTTAGCCTGTAGAACTGCTCCCTGCTTTGTTCTTTTGTTAAAGGCGCGTTTTTAACTTGTTCTTTAATTTTATCCAACACTATTTAATTTTATTGCATTACAGTTGTATAGTTACACTTTTTTGCTTTTATTTACTACTATTAAAGACGTTGGCGCTTACAGCGTAAAGCTCGACGGTATTGCTATCTGTTAGACTTGTAACATAGTCAACTGTGTGATGGACGTCAGGATCAAACGCTGGTATATGATCGTTGTAGAATGTGACTTTAGCGCTATAACCTTTTACTTTACCTTGGTTAACTGACGCTTCTTTCTTAAAAAATATGAAATCATTAGCCGCGGCTTGATGTGTGCTCACGTCGTTATTGCATATAATTGATGCTGTAGTGCCATTAAACGGTACTATATCAGTTATAACACCTATCTCAATATAGTTATTTGAAGATACTGTAAAGCCTCCAGATTGAGCCACCGCACCGTGGTAAGCTGTGTCACCAATTTGAAGAGAGTCAGGAAGTTCGTGTGAAAAGTTTATTGTTATAGGCATGTTAAGAAATTATATTGTCTAGATTAAGGTTCATGCTAACATCTTTGTCTCCAAATTTGTCTATCACATATCTACCCGTTATCGTTATAGTTGCGGTGCCATCACCCGTGATTGCTAGATCTTTAAACCTAACCTCAGTACCACCGTTAGTTGTTGAATCTGTATTTGTAAAATCACTTTGTTCAGGCGTCTTTATTACTGTAAAATTACCACCGCCTGAGCGAGCTATAACCCAACTAAAGCTTTTAACCGTGTCAAAACCTCTTATAACATTAGCAACTTCTTCACCCTGTTTATTTACTAAACCTTTAACAGTTTGCGCAACCGCACCACTAAGATCGTGTCCACCGCTTATGGTTCTTGTAACCTCAATAACAGGATCAAACGCTTGAAATAACGTTAAAGTGTCTATACCGCTCTCGTTAAAGACTTCGCCTAAAGTGGTGTTATCTCCTGGCGTTAATTGAAAATACCAATTAGTGTTTGTATCCACAGACTCAAAATGCACAAATTCCACATGTGCGCCTATAGACTGCGCGTTTGCAAGCCATGCTCCGTCATCCATCTGGTTAGTGAAAAAATCGCTACCGAAAGCAACACCCTCAGATCCACCCTCCGTGAGCATGAAACTCGTTCTTGGCCCTTGGGTAATTTCTTTATTTTTAAGCTCTTCAAACAAGTGGTTCCCCGCGTCATCAACGGCTCTTAAATTAAATCTAGCACCGATATTTCCAACAACAAAAAATAGCCTCTTTTCTGTCCCATCAGGGTTCACATATTTACTAGTCGATACGTCAGCTCTAGTATCTCCTCTAGGAACTCTATGGTAGTAGGTGTTGTAAAAGTGTATAATTTGAAGTTCTAGTGAAGGATCAGCTATAGCTGAAACTTTTAAGTCAGCGAATATTTGATTAGACTCCTCTACGATTTTAGTGTTTTTATACATTATTTCGTATGTAACAGCGCTTACTAAGTTTGTTACGCTGTTGACCACCTGCGACTTAGGTACTAAAAAAACGTGCTTATCTATTTTAAGAGGTTGCCCCGTTGTAGAATCTAAAGACGGCATGATATCAAGATGGTACCCCATGTCACACGTTATCTCCCATTCACCTATCTTGGTAACGTCTGCATAACTTGTAGCGGTTTGTATAGGTTCAACTGGTACTTTGCCTAAAAACTTGTACTTATCCCTACTCCCAACAGTTGTTTTCGTGACAGTGTTAGGTATGTTAGTTGCTGAAGAACCGCTAGCCGTTACTGTTGACGTAGTGTAGCGGGAGTAATCCGTGTCTTGTTGTATACTAACGCAATAGTCGATTTCTGTAAGTACGCCCCTTCTAGCCGTGCCTGTAATCTTTGAGTCTAAAGTTGTATCTGCAGATGGCATAGCGTAAGACGCGTTAATATCTACCAGCGCTATTACGGTATTATCTTTAGAGTACGGTACTCCAGTGTTTGAAAACGTAACGTCATCTATACCTGCCGGTAAAGTTCCGTGTGAAAAATCAGACGCGGAAATAGTAAACCCGCTAGAAGGCGTTATAGTTAAAGTTACATCCGTAGCACTTGTTGACCCAGCTGACGCGGCCGCTCTAGAACCTTTAGATATCGTGTAGCCTAGTGTGCTCATGATTATTTAATATTAAGGGTAAATAATGTTTGCTCTGTGTCTCCGGTAACTGATTGCGCTATACCTATACCTTGTACTTGGAAGTTATCGGTATCAAATCTATTGTTTGAATCTAAAGTTGTAGATCCTTTAATATAGTTAAAATACTTACCCTCCTTTTCAACAAAATACATAGTTTTTGCCTCGTCCAAATCTGTTGAAATATTATCAGCATACCAACCAGAAAAACTGGTTAAATTGTAATACTCTCCGTCACTCAAATTACTTAACGTGTTTCCGGCAGCGTCAGTTACGTTGCTATCTGTATATGCTGGTATTTTAGCGCTCGTACCTTCATAGCTAAGTGTTAAGAAAGTTTTAACATCACTTGGGTTGTCGTTAAACAAAACAGTTATATAGCTATTTTGATACTCGGAGTAGAACATGTTTCTAAAGATTGGGTTGACATAGTGTCTCCATATTTTAGCTAAAGGGTACTGAGCTCCACTTGGAGCCGGTGTTGACGCTGTTAGGTATTTGCCGCTGATACTGCCTCCAGCATCTGGTATAAAAGACTTAAAGCTTATCCAGCCTTTTGATTCCTCACTAAACGTTATTGTCGTACTTTCTAACTGGTGCGCTGTATTTTCATCAGCTTTTAGCGTGAGATTATACTCTCCTTTAACTACGTCAAAAGTGCCTAAAGCAACGTTTGCTAAAGCTAAATTCTCCCTAAACCAATCTTTCATACCGACATTAGATATAGGTGTTAAACCATCGTTGGATAGCCTTAAAACTGCTCCTCGTTGCTTATCTGTAAAGTATATTCGATATTGATCAGACGCTAGCGACTCTGGGTTTTTAGAAATACCATAATCTCCAGCAAACGGCACTGCTTGACCTAAAACTCTATCGGTAGCTGTAAGTTGAGGGTTACCGTCCGCATTAAATAAAGCATCCTTGTTAGCTAGTATTTTTAATACTTTATCCTCACAAAACGCAACCACGTTTGTGTCCCTTGTTTTTAACGCCTGTATAGATCCGTAACCAGGATTTAGATCCTTTGTTATTTTTTCGGACATGTTAAACTCATTGAGCTCGTTAACGCCTGAATTACTATTATATATTCCTGAATAAATTAAACCACTTGACCTAACTTCTTCCCCGTAATCATCAAGAACTGTAGAAACTTTAGCGCCATTGTCTAATTGAGGAGCATTAAAATCATCTCGTATTCTATCCGATTCTACCCCGTTGCCAAACGCGTAACAATTGTGCCACGCTAGTTTTACTGGATTTTCGTGGACGTCTTCTTCTAAAGTGTACATGCCGGAAACTCCTCTAAAAGTAAAACTCTGAACAGTGTTAAAGTTAGTTTGAGGTGTATTTAAGGGCTGCGTTAGCAATATCTGCGCCGGTTCAGCAAGTAAATCAGACACATATGTAAAAGTGCCATCGCCATTATTCTGAGACTGCGGCGTTGATGTTTGTACAAACGTTCCTGGAACAACGTTCTCTCCAGTTACCTCTATTCTCCACCCATAGTTATGCATGGCTAACAACAGGTTTATATTTGCCTGGTTTGCACCTACTAAATAATCAATCTGGTTCGCTTGTCCGCCAGAAACAGTCGCGCTAAAAGTTACAGAATCTGTAGGTATAGGTGTTGGAGTTGTGTTGGGGTTATATTGGAAAACATAATCTTTTATAACCGCTGTTGTCTCTACTCCGTCCTGATGTGTAAACGTAATTCTATCACCAATAACAAACCAGTTAAAAGGTTGTCCATTTGGCGATGCTGGGGTAATACTTCCAGTAGCTCTAAAATTAACAGCGCCGTAAACTAAATCACTTACGATACACCCTGGATTATCTTCAACCCAACTTGTTGTACCGGTGTTTATAACCGTTAAAGTTGGAGGATACCCTGCTTCTCTTTTATATGAAAGAACATTTGAGCCTACTGGTGCAAACTCGTATATGTTATACCTGTCTAACTTCATTGGTATAGCGTTAGAAGATTCATAGTATAAATCTAAATCAACACTTTCTTTTGGCTCTGTCTCCCATATCGCAGAAGACTGATTATGAATGACTTTACCACCACCTTGTTTAATTGGCGTAACTATTTCTATACCTGTGTGTCCATTTCCAGTATGTCTTACCTCACCACGTGGGTCCCAAATATTAGTTTGAACACCACCGTCTATCACTGTTGCGGTAGCTGTATTGACTCTTCTAAACTTAATCCAAAACACGGTTCTATTGCAGCTTCCCCAAGAGGTATCACAATCGTTATTAGCGTTATTGCTGCAACCTCCGTTGTGATAGTTTCTCACTTGGTGCGTACCGCTGTTGTCTATTACTCTATAAACTTGTTGGTTAGGATCATTTGTAAATCTAAAGTAAGCACCTAAGTGTTTAATGTTATTTTTAAAAGCATTTTGAGCGTCTGTTAAACCGCTTATTGATGATCTTGCGCTAAAAAACATTACGTCATGCTCAGAACCCACGCCGCCTGATGCATATAACCCTCTACCTGCCACAGCATTACCATCGTCAAGTGACCAATAAGCCTCGTTCCAATTTCCGTCGCCAATAAAGCGAGTTGAGTCTAAAAACCAGAATCCAGCACCAGTTTGGTACTCTCCCCATTTCCTCCAAAAGTCTTTCGTCTTACTTTGAGAGCCGCAATAACCTATTTTATTAATATGGCC